CGAGGGATCCCCACGTCGGGTGGATCAACGTCCCGATGGGGTGGTCCGAGAACATCTGCACGAGGTCGGCGCGGAGGTCGGGCCACAGCGTGCCGTACCGCTGAACGAGCGGCCCCGTGTTGAGCAACGGGATGGTCAGTGAGCCCTTGTAGGCCTTCAGCCCCGCGGGCTCCATGTCGGCGCCGCGTCGGCGGTAGGCCGTGTGCTCCACGAAGTCCGTTCCGCCGTCGACATCGGCGCTCTCCACGGGGAACAGAATCCCGCGGTAGGACGCCTCTGGAATCACATCGAAAACGGTCATCGGCGGGGCCCCTGCGCGGCTGCGTGCGTGGCGTCGACCGGGGAGACCGACGCGGTGATGGGAGCGGACGCGATGCCGTCGCGCACGGCGTCACGCACACTGCGCCCGAACTCGACGTAGAACGCTGCGTTAAACGGGTTGTCGCTCTGCTGCGTGTGACCCATCGCGCTGTTGATCTGACCGCCGATTGCGAGCCCGGTGCCCGCAGCCGCGAGGCCACCCGCCGCCATCGTTGCGAAACCCGCCGCGCCACCAGCCGCCGCCAGACTGCTGGCGCTTGCGAGCAGCCCACCGCCGCCCGCGCCGGTCCCTGCGATGCCGAGCGCGCGCCCGATGGCGGTCCCCGCGACCGCGCGACCCGCCACGCCCGCCGCGACCTGACCCGCCAACGGTACAGCAGCCGCGGCGACGGTCATCCCGAGCGGGTTGCGCGCCACGAAGCCCGCGAACGCGTTGGAGAGCTGGTTGAGGCTGCTCGTGTTGTCGCTGAGCGCGGACAAACGCGACTCTTCGGACGACTGCAGCGCGGTGCGTTGCTCCGCGTTGACGATGGCCGACCCGCGCGCAACATCCGCCTCCCCGAACCGCGCGCCCTGCGCCTGCATCCCGGCGACGCGTTGTGCGATCGTGCCGCCGCCTTCGGTCTGCGAGGCCATGCCGACGATGAGCCGACGCTGTTGCGCGTCCAGCACCATCGCCGCGTTGCGTCCGCCCGCCGAGAGGAGGTTGGAGACCGCGTTAGCGTCGCCGCCCATGCCCGACACAAGCGACGACATCAGCCCGACCGCGCTCCGGTTGCGAAGCGACGCATGACCCGCCGGGTCGCGCGTGATGAGCTGGTCCGCCAGGTCGGCCCGGTTCGCAGCACGCAGCCGCGTGTCGAGTCGCTCTGCCATCATCGGGTTCTCGACGGACCCGCGCATCTTCGCCAGAGCGTTGAGGGAGTCGCGCGGGGTCATACCGGCGGCGGCGGCAATCTCGCCCACCGCCACCGTCTCCCCGACCGCGCCACGCACAGCCGCAGCGCGTTGCGCCGGGGTCTGGTTGGCGTTCGTGGCGCGCGCGATGTTCGCCATGAGCGGCCCGAGCGCGGTGCTGGTCAGGGTCGACAGCTCGATGCTGCCCGCCTGTGCCATGCCCGTGAGGGATTGCAGAATGGGCATCTGGTCCGCGCCGCGGATGCCCTGTTGCGAGAGCATGCCGCCGACGCGCATGACCTCCGCGGGATCCTGGAACGTAGACCGCGCGAAAGACGCGAGTTCAAGCTGGCGATTGAGGTTGGCTTGTCGCGCTTCGGGCGTCGCGCCCGACAGCACGCTGAACTGCGTCTGCGCGCCCATGAGGCTCTGCGAGAGCGTGTCCATCGACAGGCCGCGCAGGGGGCCCGTGGTGATGGCCGTCTGGATCTGCGCCCGCATCGCGGTCGCCTGATCGCCACCGATGCCCGCCTGATAGAACGCAGAGTTCAGCGTGTGCTCACTCTCGGCCCGTTGCGCGCGCGCGTCTTGAATCTGCGTGTGTGCTGTGCGAGCGACGTTGATGGCCGCGTCGCGCCCCACGGTCAGGCCGCGCCGAACGTCGTGCGCGACGCTCGACCGGTTGCGGTCGCGGGTCGCTTGCTCTCGCCGTGCGATGGCGGTCTGGCGCTTCTCTTCCGTCTCGTAGACCCGCGTCAGGCGCTCTGCGGCGGTCTGCTTGACCCGCGCCTCCTGCTCAGCGGTGAGCCCGCGCTTGGCGGCTTCGGTGCGCGCCAGCGCCGTAGCGTCGCGCTCGACCCGCTCTTGCGTTGCAACGGTCAGCATCGCCGCGCGTCGCTTCTGCTCTTCGGCGCGGATGAACGACGACACGGTGCGCGTGGCCGCTCGTTCGCCCTCGGCGACCTGCTGCCGGGCGGAGGTGCGGTAGACGCCGGCCGACCCGGTCGCAGCGCGCTGCATCGACGACCGCACATCGCGCTCGGTCTGCTGCGCGGCGGTGCGAATGGCGCCGAACGCCGCGACGATGCCCGACGTGTCCGCGGTGATCTCCAGGACGGCGCGCGGCACTACTCCACCTCACCGACGGTCATCGTCGGGGTCGAGCTCGCGGAGTAGTCCGCGGGCGAGTCGGTCGGCGGCGAGATACCCAAGGAGTTCGGCGTCGTCCATGTCGCACGCTGGTCGACCAGTGCAGTGATAATGCTGCGAAGCGTAGTGTATTCGTAGCGCGGCAAGCTGGTCATCGACGCCTGCCCTTTTCCCAGCGCGTCAGCTACCTCCTTCACTTCGGCCAGCGTCTTCAGCGACCGGAACGGCGAGCGTTCCTGCGACCACGACGCGTACTCATCCCAGACCGCGCGGATCTCGTCGACCTCGAAGAACTTCCGCACCTCCGCGGCATCGGCCGCGAACGCCACGTCGGGCTTCTCAGGGTCCACCAGCGCGCGCGTGAGGGTCTGCACCATCACCTCGAGGTTGAGGATGGCGTCACCTGCATCGCCGATGAGGTCTTCGCGCTGCCAGCCGCCCGTGCTGACCAGCCACTTGATCGCGTCAGCGTGCGCCCGCGCCGCATCGTCGGCGGTAAGCGACCGCACGGCGAGCGGCAGCGTGGCGCGCCCGTCGTTGCGGGCGATCTCGATGGAGAAGAGCTTGTGTGGGCGCACGCGCCCGGCGAGGAGTTTGGCGAGGGAAGAACCAACGCGGAACTGGTCGAGGGCACTCACGCCCGCGACCGTACCACGATCAGGCGATGGAGGTGATCTTGCCGTGGAACTCCCACGAGACGGAGTTGGCGTCGGCGACCTTGGTGCCGATCTTCGCGGTGCGGATGTCGCCCGTGCAGGTGTACATCTTCCCGGCGATCTTGAAGCCGAGGGTCACGACGGCCTGCGCGAGCGCGATGCCGACCCAGTCGAACTCCAGCCCGCTTTGCGGAACGGCGTTCTCCACGCGGACCATCACCTTCTGAGGACCGACGCTGAACCCGGCGGTGCCGAGAAGCAGGGTCTGCACGTCCTTGTTCTGCGTGTCGACGTCGAAGTCGATGGACGACGACTGGAGCACCGGCACCGCGTTGACGGTGACGAAGCCCGGCCCGGAGTAGATCGTTGCCATGTTCAGAGGCTCGCAATCTGCCGGACGTTCCCGGCGATGATGTGGAGCCCGCTGACCGGCTCGCACGGGATCTCACAGTTGAGCCGACCCGACACCTGCGCGTCGGCCTCGACCACGAGCAGCGACACGTTCGCGGTGACGTCGCGCAGGATGCTCCGCGCTTCGTAGCCCGCGAGGCGGTCGAGGATGTACGCGCGCACCAACGACGGCGTCGTGACGCGCGGAGAGAGCGGCGGGTTGCCGTTGGCGCTGTCGGCCCCGAGCTTGAAGCCCTGGTAGCTCGTGGCGAGGTTGCTCTGGAGGTCGTCCGCCACGTAGTCGCACACGGTGACGAACTCCGTGTCAATGACCGCGAAGTTCGGGACGCTGTTCGCCTGCGAGCGCGAGGTAATCGACCGCGCGAGGGCGCAGAAACCCGGGCGCGCGTTGGAGGGCACGAGCACCGCGAGGCCGTTGTTCAGCGCCGACTCGACCTCGGTCGCCGTGGGCTGGTCGAGGGCCGCGGTCTGTGCGAGCACCGTGGCGAGCTGCACGCCGTCGAGGTTGGCCGCCGGGTCGGCGGACTCGCCCACGAGGATGCCGCCGACGCTGCCGTCGCCCGCGAGCCGGGCGGCCGCAAGAATCGCCGCGACCTCGGGGCCGGGGATCTTCGACGCGTAGTGCCAGCCGACCTGCAACCGAGACGCGTTCAACGCCGTGGCGAGGGTCGTTGCGGTGCCGAGCGTGCTGATGACGGCCGCAAGGCCCTGCTGCCGGAGGCCCACGGTGACGCCCGCAAGGGAGTCGAGGTGGGTGACCAGCGCGGTCAGGTTGGCGCTGTCGTTGGAGGCGACCACGATGCGGTTGTACCGCTGCGAGGCGATGGCCGTGATGACGGCCGCGATGCTGTCCGCGGTCGTGCCGCCGATCAACGAGAACTCAGCCCCGTAAATGTCGTTGATGGTCGTCCATTGGCCGGTCGTGCCGCCGGGGCTCGTGGTCGACGAGTCCGTGATGCGAATCGAGAAGGTCGACTGCACGAAGTAGGCATCGACGATGAGGCTGTTGCCGCGGACGCCCGCCATCTTGGCGGTGATCGTCAGCACGCCCGCAACGAACTGCGCGTAGTACGGCAGATCCGCGGCATTGTTGATCGCGACGGCGCACGCGGTGGCGATGACCGTGGGCGTGTCGCCCGTGGCCACCGGAACCTCGAGCACCTGGTCACAGAGAACCAGCCGCACGGCGAAGTCGGCCGTCGCGGTCGTCGCGAACGTCAACACCGCGGTGGCGGACGAGCCCCCGCTGACCGCGTTGGCGGCGAGGTAGAGCGATGCGGCGGGGTACTGCGCGAAGACCGCGCGCGCCATGCGGTGAAGCTCCGAGCCCTGACCGCAGAGGAACGACGCGTCTTCGGCCGACGCGCAGAACGTCGGGGTCGCGAGGGCCATGATGCCCGAAGCAACGTCGATCGTGGGGGCCGCCGCGGTGATGTTGGTTTCGAGCTTGTTGCCGATGAGGAGAATGGTTTCCGGCGCGGCGCCCGCGCTGGTGCCGGGGCCGCCCAGAATGACGTTGAGGTAGACCGCCGGCGTCTTCGTAGACGCCGACAGGCCGGGGATCGCGATGCTCATGAGGAGTGCTCCTGCTCTGCGACGAGCGTGATGTCGCCGCGCGAGATGGCGCGGCGGTAGTGCGTGTGATCAGACACCAGCTCGCCCTCAGGGAGCGCCGCGCCCGTTCGATCGCGACCGGCGTACCGACCGCGGAAGGCGTGGCCGTTGCGGTCGATCAGCGTTGCCATCCGATCGTTGACGGCCAGGATGAGTAGCTTCATGGGTTGGGCTCCGATTCGAAGGCAACGAGGGGGTTGGACGTGTAGCCGGTGCCCGTCAGGTTGACGTCACCGATCACAGGGTTGAGCAGCGGCAGCGCCGCGCCGGGGTCGACGTTGACGGCCAGCGGGAGGTCGCGCATGGCCTCGACCCGCGCGGCGTAGGCGTACACCACGCCCGCCTCCACGAGCTCGGGAGTGGTCGAAGAGACCCGCGCCGGGCGCTGGCCCCACAGCCCGTCAATGAGCAGGCCGTTGACCGCACCCATCGCCACGTCGAGCAACTGCAGGATGCCCGGCGCGCCGACCGCGACGGCGTTGATCGCATCGTCGATCTCGCGAGGCTCTTCACTCACCACAATGACCGACCACGCCGCGACGCCTCGATCTTCGATGCCCGCCATGAGCGTGTTGACGATGCGCGTCGGCACCTCACCGTCGAAACGCAACAGTGCCGCCGGGTACTGTCCACCGCACACGCGCGAGAGGCCCTCACGGGTCACAGGGCCCGCGTACCGCGCCACGAGCGCGAACGGCGCGGGGGCAGTCTGCGGCGTTGCTACGCAGGCGGCTAGAGCCGCCAGAAGCGCGGTGTCGATGCTGGCAAGCGTGGCGATGGTCATAAAGTCTCGATGGCGCCCACCATGGACGCCTCTACGATGCGGGCGACCGTATCACCCTCCGCGGCCCATGGGGGGGACACGCGGTAGGAACCCAGACGCGTCTTGTCCGAAAGGAACGGGTACGGCCGATTGGGGCGCCCCGTGCGGTGGTTGATGCTCGTGCCCTGATCGACGTAAGACCCGTAGTGCATCCCGCCGTCGATGCGGATGGTGTAGCCGCCCTCGAACGACCCGGTGGTGAACTGGTACTCGGTCGACCGCTGCAGCCGGTACGTGCGGTTGGTGTACGGGTGGTTCGCGCGCGCGTACCAGCCGACCAGTCGGCCGCCCGCCGCCAGCGCAGGGGGCAACGACCGGATGACCGCGGACTGCATCGCAGCGATGGTCGCGGTCAGGCCGATCATCAGAACGTCCCCGTGTCCTTGTAGTCGGCGATGCGGTTCCAGACGTTGGTGTACGCGTTGACGCCCGTGGTCGCGTTGCCGACCCGCGCGCGCGGGTTGGGCGGCGTGTTCGTCGACCCGGCGGCCCGCGCGTCAGCGTCGCGGTTCAGTTGCTTGATGAGCTCGCGAGCGCGCTTGCCCTGCTCTGCGAACGCGCCGTTCTCATCCCAGATGCCGTGTCGTCGCGCGGCAATCTCACACGCCAGGTCCACCACGCAGCCGACCATCGCCGGGTCGAGGGTGTCGGTCGTCGTGTAGATGCCCGCCGGGAAGGCCACACGCGTCATCGTGCGGAAGAGGCTGTTGGCCTCGGCCAGACACAGATCGCGGAACGAAGTATCGGGCGTTGCGCCGCCGTTCTTGGCGAACAGGCGCGCGTACATGGCGGTAGACAGCCGCGCCGTGAGGTCAGTGGAGGTCGCGATCGTAGTCTGTTCAGCCACAGTCGTACTCCTTGCCTTCGGTGAAGCCGTCTAGTGCCACGGACTCGGGGATCTCTTGCCCCGGTTCGTAGGTCACGCTCGCAATGATCTTCACGCGAGCGAAGTAGCGCACCAGCGCCGGAAGTGTTTCGACCTCCGGCGCCGGGGCGACAGCAAGCGCCGTCACGGGCTGTGCTCGGCGCTTGCTCATGTCAGGACACGCAGGTCGTGTAGAGGAAGCCGGTGGTGGCTCCGCCGATGACGAACTCCGAATCGCTGTGGCTGGTCTTGATGAACACGCCGCCGCGGACGCCGCGGAGGTTGTCCACGATCTCGCGGGTCTCCATCGTGCCGAAACGGAACGTGTAGCCGAACGTGCGGGTGGCGCGCGGCGACGGGGTCTTCTCCACGCGGATGAGCGCGGTCGACTTGCCCCAGAGGTAGTCGCTCGAGGCGCTGGCGCCTTCGCGGGCGCTGTTGTACTTCGCGCGGCCGATGACCACGTTGTCGAGGCCGAACGCCTCGGCGAAGAGCTGCTCGTTCACGCGCAGCGGCACGTCACCCATGGTGGTGGTCGCGCGGCTCAGGATGTACTGCAGCACCTTCGGGTGGTTGCGGAGCTTGATCCAGACCTGCGCGCCGATGACCATGGTGTTCGGGCGGACGAAGCACGCTTCGATCGCGGTCTCGATGTCCTGGATGGGGTCCGAGGTCGGGACGTCCCAACGCCCGGCGCCCGAGAGGGCGGCGGTGTTCGCGCCGTAGTTGCCCGACGCGAACGCGACGTTGGCAACCCGCTGCTCGCGCGCGAGCATCAGGAAGTTCATCACGATGTCCTGCGCGTAGATCTTCGGCTGCAGGGGCGCATCGGCGTTGGCGATCTCGTCGTTGGAGACGAAGTCCATCAACGCGTAGTCGCTGACCGAGTAGGTCAGGTTCGAGGTGATGTCGTACTTGACCTCGCCCGGCATGCCACGGGGAGAGGCCGCGGCGCTCGCCGAGATCTCCTGCATCGTGGTCACGGGGAACGCGAAGATCTTGTCCGAGCGGTGCTTGACGCTCAGCACCGGCAACACGCTATCCGCGATGTACTCGCGGTTGTTGTACTGGACGGCGAGGTTCGTCAGCGCGCGGTCGATGTGGACGGCGCTCGGGGAGAGCGACATCAGGTGGGCGGCTTCGGCCGCGCCGATGCCGTGCGATGCGAGCATCGCGGACTGGAGGTTCTGAAGAGTGTTGCTCATGGTCATCCCTGGAAGCTGCCGATGCGGATGTCGATTGCGACGCGTTCGCCGGTCGAGGCGGACTCCATCGCGTAGCCGATGACGCCGACGTTGGTCCCGCCGGCGGGGGCCGCGGGCTTCACGCCGCCGCTGGTGTCAGCGATCGTGAGGAGCTGGCCGCGGGTGATGCTGGCGGCGGCGATGCCGGGGTACACGCCCGCGGTCACGAGGTCGGCGCCGGTCTGCGTCGAAACGATCGCCTGCAGCGCGATGCCGACGATCTCCACGCTGATGGGGTTGGGGTCGGCGCCCACGGGGAGAGCGACAGTGTTGTCCACGCTCGACAGGAGCGTGAGGACGGCGCCCTCGGCGGCGGTGACAGACACCACCTTGAAGGGAGTAACCAGTTGTGGAATGCGACGTGACGTGGTCATGAGGTTCAGCCTCCGAGAGCTGCGGTGAGGGGAGCGAGGGCCTCATCGCGGAGGTCGCGGGAGGCGCGGAGAAGGGCGTCCTTGTAGGACAGGCCGTGGTCCGACATCAGCTTCGCGGCGCGGTCGTCCGCGGCGTCAGCGTGGCGGACGGGGGCGACGACGCGCGACGCCGGAACGCCGCCCTGAGGCGACACGCGGGCGCTCATGAGCTTCGCGTCGGACGCCGGCGCTTCGACGGCCGGGTACAGCGCATCGAAGGTCGCGCGGTCGGCGCGGCAGAGCTTCACCAGGCGGTCGCGGGCGGCGGCCGGGGCGCGGTTGTCGGCGATGACGCGGTCGCTCATCTGAGCGGCCTCGGCCATCTGGTTCTGCTCGAACTTCTCGAGGAGGGATTCGATGGCTGCGATGATTTCGTTCTCGGCCGCCTCGGGGTCCATCCCCATCTTGACGGCGAGACCCGCAAGCGGGCTCTTCTTCTCGGGTTCCATGGTCGTCTCTTTCTGGACCGCCGCGGCGGTCGGTACGTGGACGCTCTCAGGTGCGAGAGACGCCGCCACAGGGTCGCGTGCGGTCAGCGCCGCCATGCCGTCGAGGAACGGCCGGTTGGTCAGCGCCACGCTGGTGAGCTTCGGGCCGATGGGCTGCCCGGATTCGGGGTCGATGGCGCCGAACACCACCGCGGGCGAACAGTACGCGTACTGGCCCATGCGGATGCGCTCGACGGCCTGCGGGTCGACCCAGTCGACGTGTGCGTACAGACCCGCTTCACCGCGCGACTCGAGGTGCGTGACCCACCCCACCGCAGGCGCGCCGTTCTGCAGCACGCCGGGGGCCGTGGTCATCTCGGTCGCGTGCTCATAGTCGATCGGCACCCGCTTGTTGGCGCTCGCGTCGAAGTTCCGAACGAGCACATCGAAGGTCGCCGGGTCGAACACGAAGCCGCCCTGCGCGTGCCCGTC